GGCTGCAGATGCCAAGAAATTAGATGGAACTTCTAATTATTGGCTCAGTGTACTAAATAATCGTTCACAATATGTGTGGGCTGGAGATGTATTATCACAAATTGACATGGATGCAGCTGCTGGACTTGCATGGGGATCTTCGTTTGAAGGATCAACTCCGGGTACTTTTAAACTTACAGAGAATGTTTCTACACCACATGGAACTGTGGCATTCACTCTACGTGGTGGAGAGGTTTCTACAACAGGGTATGATTCTAGTAGTGCTAGTTTGTCTTCTAGAATTCTTGCTCAATACGAAACAAGTTTCGGAGATTCAGATGAATCTGATGTGTCTATTCTGATTGGATATAACACAACTAGAAAAGCCGATGCAAACTCGCTTGTGGCAATTGCAGAAGATAGAAAAGATAGCATTGCATTTGTTTCTGCTTGTTATGATCTTGATTTAATTGGTGGATCAAGAGCAAATATTCTAGAAGGAATTACTGATTATGCAGATGATCTTAGTTCTACCTCATACGGAGCGTTAGACAGCGGATACAAGTATCAATACGATAGATTTAATAACGTGTATAGATACGTTCCTCTTTGTGCAGATGTTGCAGGGTGTGCAGTTAGAACAGATACACAAAAGGATCCTTGGTTTTCACCAGCAGGATATGATCGTGGACGCATTCTTAATGCAGTTAAACTAGTTTTCAATCCAACACAAGATGAACGAGATACTCTTTACAAGAAGAATATTAATCCAGTAATTACATCACAAGGATTTGGTGTTGTTCTCTTTGGAGATAAAACTCTTCAAAAGAAACCAAGTGCGTTTGACAGAATTAATGTTCGCAGACTCTTTAATGTTCTTGAAAAGTCAATTGCAACTGCTGCTAAATTCCAACTCTTTGAATTTAATGATTCTTTCACCAGATCACAATTCAAGCAGATGGTTGAGCCTTTCCTTCGTGACATTCAGGGTAGACGTGGAATAACCACATACTCTGTGGTTTGCGACGATAGCAACAACCCAGCATCAATCATTGATAGTAATCGATTTGTTGCTGATATCTTTGTTGCGCCAAATCGTTCAATTAACTTTATACAACTGAATTTTATTGCAACTCCATCTGGAGTAAGTTTTGCTGAATATGGTGGATAATTTAGGATTTTAAAAAGAAATAGGATAAATAAAGTAACAGGAGAAATTAAATGGCAGATTCAAGTATTAATTCGTTTATGACAAATTTTGACGGTGGTGCAAGACCAAATTTGTACACCTTCGTTATGGCATGTCCAGGCCTTGCGGCTTTAAATCCAGCTTTCGCTCAACTGCAATTCTTTTGCCGTAGTACTCAGTTACCTTCCTCGATCTTAGGTGAAATTCTTGTTCCCTATCTTGGTAGACAAGCAAAATATCCCGGAGATAGAACATTTGAAGATTTTACGATTACTATTCTTAACACACAAGACATGAATCTTCGTAGAGTATTTGAATTCTGGAACGAACAATTTAATACGTTTGCAGGAAATGCAACGGCCTTTCCAAATCCAAGAGCAATTTTTGGATCTGCAGTGGTTACACAATTAAACAAAGCATATCAACCAACTAGAGCATATCAGTTCTTTGATATGTTTCCAAGAGATGTTTCTTCTATTGATTTAGCATATGATAACAATGACGGAGTTTCTGAATTCACTGTTACATTTGGTTATTCATACTTTATTAATGACAATTCACCAACCAATAGTTCAGCAGGAATTGGTGGACAAGGCGGAATGAATCCTGGCTCTGTTATTCCCGGACTAGCAGGTGCTGGAAACGGATTCGGATTTGGCAACAATGGTGGTGGTGGCAGCGGATTTGGGTTCAGTGCTGGATCTGGTAGTGGTGGATCTGGATTCACCTTCGGATATGGCAATGGGAACTCTTCATTCGGTGTGGGTTTTGCACAACGATGATCTGAAGCACATTTCCGAGACATATATATTCAAGTAATCACATACTTGGAGATTTATAATGGCAATTCAATTTTTCGGGTTCTCTTTCGGTAATAAGAAGGAAGAACTTAAAAACATTCCTGTATCCCCAGAAGCAGATTTTGCTGATGGCTCTACTATCATTGAAGCAGGTGCTTCTGCTCAAGGATATGCCATTGATATGGATATCGACCTTAAGTCTGATATCGATTTTATTAAAAAATATCGTGAGATCAGCAGTCATGCAGAAGTTGAAATTGCACTGGATGATATTGTTAACGAAGGCATATCAGAAGATGAATCTGGTCAAATCATAAAAATAGATTTAGATTTTGTTCAAGATGTTTCTGTAGCCACTAAAAAGAAAATAGTAGATGAATTTAATACTGTTCTATATCTTTTAAACTTTAATAAAAAAGGCCATGAAATGTTTAGGCAGTGGTATGTTGACGGAAGAATGTATCATTATTGTGTACTTGATGAAAAGAATCCAAAACTAGGAATTCAAAAAATCATCAACGTTGATCCAATGAAGATGAAAAAGATTACAGAAATTAAAAAGAAAACAGATAGACAAACTAATGTTCAAACTATTGAATCTACACGAGATTATTACATATATTCTAATTTTGATAAGTATCTGTCTCCTACTGCAACCACACCAATTGTAACATATGGTAATACATCAGGAATCAGATTAACTTCAGATTCTGTTAGTTATGTGCATTCTGGATTGTTGGAACGAAATGGAAAAAAGATATATGGTTATCTTCATAAAGTAATTAAACCACTCAATCAACTTCGCATGATTGAAGATGCGGTAGTGATTTATCGTATTGCTAGAGCTCCAGAACGACGAATCTTTTACATAGACGTAGGATCGTTACCAAAGAATAAAGCAGAACAATACCTTCGTGATATTATGAACAAATATCGAAACAAGGTTACCTATGATGCTGCAACTGGAGAAGTTCGTGATGATCGGCGCATGATGCACATGTTGGAAGATTATTGGTTGCCTCGCCGTGAAGGTGGTAAGGGCACATCTATTGAGACTCTTCCGGGTGGAACAAATCTTGGTGAGATGGAAGATGTTAAATATTTTCAAAAGAAATTATATCGTTCTTTAAATATACCAACTTCTCGTATGGAAGCAGATAATGGCTTTAACATGGGAAGAGCATCAGAAATCACAAGAGATGAATTAAAGTTCACTAAGTTTATTGCAAGACTTCGTATGAAATTCTCAGAAGTGTTCTTAAACACACTTCGAGTTCAATTGATTTCTAAAGGAATTATAGATATAAACGATTGGGATAAATTTGGTCAAGACATTCGATTTATTTTCTCTTCTGATTCATATTATGCAGAGTCTAAGTCTATTGAGATGTTGAAAGAACGACTTTCAATTTTACGAGATGTCGGTGACTATTCAGGTAAGTTCTTCTCTGAGAAGTGGATTCGTAAGAACATTCTTCAGATGACAGAACAAGAAGCAAATAAAATGCAGGACGAAATTGATAAAGAACGAGTTAAGCAACAACAACTTTCAATGCAATTAGATTCTCAAGCACAACAAGTTGCAGCAGGAGGAGAACCTCCTCCAATTGGATCAGAGTTACCACAATCAAATATGCCAGGATCACCATCAGGAGGAAGTTTAAATGTCAGCAGCCTATTATGATATTCAAGCTCAACAAGGATCAACTCTCAGATTAGAGCTAACGATTGCAGATAAAAACGGCAGAGCATTAACCTTTGAGGGCAATGCAGATGGGTATGTTCCACTAGATGAGTTACCAGAAGGATTTGAAGAACGATTTATTAATTCAGATGGAGAAAGTATTGCAAAAGTTTTTATTCGAATGCAAGTACGTAATGCCATTGATGGAAATCTTCTTGTTATTGCTCCACCAGAAGACGGAACAGATGGAGTTAATGATCTAGCATTGTTTGGTGTATCTGGATATGAATACGGATGTTTTCCAGCCAATATTATTCTCGGTCCTCCTCCTCCTGTAGCAGGAGAAACAGATAGCCCTAATATTGACTGTCAGGGCAATCCTGTTACAGGTGGAGCTACCAGTCAACCAAACGTGACTATTATAATTGATGCCATACACATGGAAGG